ATTGGCAACAATGTCACTGCGGTCACGGTCAATAGTAATGTGTTTGGAAACAATGTCACTGCGGTCACGGTCAATAGTAACTTGATTGGCAACAATGTCACTGCGGTCACGGTCAATAGTAACTTGATTGGCAATAACGTCACTGCGGTCACGGTCAATAGTAACTTGATTGGAAATAACGTCACTGCGGTCACGGTCAATAGTAACTTGATTGGAAATAACGTCACTGCGGTCACGGTCAATAGTAATGTGATTGGCAACAACGTCACTGCGGTCACGGTCAATAGTAACTTGATTGGTAATAATGTGTCCGCGTCATTTATTAGCGGTAATGGAGATTTGATTTCCAGAAAATATAGTTTTGGTATAAATGGGATTTCCGCATACACAGTAATTGGTCCGGGATTTACTACGGCCGCGAATAATCCAACTCTCACATTGTTACGAGGTCAAGTATATGTGTTTGATAACAGCACATATTATGGTTCGCATCCCCTCCAAATAAGAACCAGCCAAGGTGGCACTGCTTATACAAATGGTGTAGTCGACAATGGTGGAGGTAAATTAACATTCACGGTACCAATGAATGCACCAATAAAGTTGTATTATCAATGCACAAATCATTCGGGTATGGGTAACATAATATACATCCCACTCGAAAATCTAGATACTAGCCAGACTTTGAATCTTTCAAACGATTTAGTTGTGGGTACGGATAAACTCGTTGTCGATGTGAGTGAAAGTAGAGTTGGTATCAATAAAAGTACACCAACGAAAACTCTCGATGTCACTGGTGAAATTGCATGTTCGTCAGATTTGACGGTTGGTGGGAGTGTCACCGCCACCGGAACTGTGAGTGGTTCTTCGTCACTCACTCCGGGCTCGTATTTAACTGGTTTTGCATACACTGGTGCCACAAATCAAACATTCAACGTAGATGCCACGGATGCTAATACACCCAACAGGGTTGTCGCGAGAGATGGTTCAGGGAATTTTAGTGCGGGTACTATCACGGCTTCAATGTCGACCTCACTCACTCCGGGCTCGTATTTAACTGGTTTTGAGTATAATGGTGGTACAGCCCGAACATTCAACGTAGATGCCACGAGTGCTAATACAGCCAACAAGGTTGTCGCGAGAGATGCATCCGGGAATTTTAGTGCGGGTACTATCACGGCTTCAATGTCGACCTCACTCACTCCGGGCTCGTATTTAACTGGTTTTGCGTATAATGGTGGTACAGCCCGAATATTCTCTGTAGATGCTACGGACGCTAATACAGCCGGCAAGGTTGTCGCGAGAGATGCATCCGGGAATTTTGGTGCGGGTACTATCACGGCAGCTCTAAGTGGCAATGCCACCACGGCCACAGCTCTTCAAACGGCGAGAAACATCAATGGGGTGAGTTTTGATGGTACAGGAAACATAACCATAACAGCCAACACACCCAATACACTCACTCCGGGCTCATATTTAACTGGTTTTGCGTATAATGGTGGTACAGCTCGAACATTCAACGTAGATGCCACGAGTGCTAATACAGCCAACAAGGTCGTCGCGAGAGATGGTTCAGGGAATTTTAGTGCGGGTACTATCACGGCAAATCTAAGCGGGGTCGCATCGTCTATAACAAATCAAGCAAACTCTGCGACTATCACAGCCAGTGCCAGTGCCGGCAATAACACAATCGTTCGGAGAAGCTCAGCTGGATATATATACGCTAATTACTTCAACACAAGTCCAAATGATGTCTCTAGTGGTGTTAGCAAAGTTTGCGTAGAAACCAATAATGATGGATTCATACGCCATGGTACATCCGCGGCTATCTCAAGTTTCCTGGGTTTAGCAAATTCTGCGACAACCACATCTACCAGTGCTAATACGGGGAATACGATCGTTAAGAGAGATGCATCTGGGAATTTTAGTGCGGGTACTATCACGGCAGATCTATCTGGTACCGCGACGACCGCGACGACCGCGACGACCGCGACGACCGCGACGACCGCGACGACCGCCACAAACCAAAGTGGTGGTACGGTAAGTGCGACTACGGGATATTTTTCAAATTATATCTACGCAGATGGAAACAAATCAATCATTCGAGGTGAATCACCAACCCTTTATTTTAGGGATACCAATCATATGTCAGGGATGATACATAACAATAGTAACCTATTATATATTTTACGAGGTGGTACCGATACTCAAGATTGGTCACAAATTAATAATCAATGGCCGTGGATCTGGGATCTTTCAAATAATAACGCGACATGTGGTGGGAGTCTTTACTGTGTAGGCAACGTCACTGCATATTCGGATATTAGACATAAAAAGGACATAGTTAAACTCGATGACGCACTCGAAAAAGTTGAAAAACTTAATGGGTACACGTATACGCGTAAAGATGATGGTAAACGTTACACAGGTCTCATCGCCCAAGAAGTTCTCGAGGTTCTTCCAGAAGCTGTAATTGCGGACGAAAAAGGTGATTATTCCCTCGCCTATGGGAACATGGTAGGTCTTCTCGTAGAAGCCATAAAGGAGCTTAAACTAGAAATCGATGAATTAAAGAAGTCGAGATGAATGCCGTGGATGTATTAGGACTCACGAGTTCTATCATAATAACACTCATGTTTATACCGGAGGTCACACACGTGTACAAAAATAGTGATGCGAAAGCCATAAATTATTCGTTTTTACATCTAAACCTCGTCGCGAGCGTTTTAGCGCTCGTATATTCCGTGCATTACCTAGTCATTCCCATGATAATTACGAATGTATCGGCCGGTTTATTTTCATTAGTGATGTATCATTTTAAATATGTAAATGAGGTTAAAGAAAAAGAAAGTAATACTAATGAAGTGGGTATATGAACCCCTCTTCAACCCAGGCTCTCATAGTGTAGTGGTCATCACTTTGGACTTTGACAGTAAGGGAAGCAAATCCAACGACCCTGGTTCAACTCCAGGTGGGAGCTTTATCCGGCCTTAGCTCAGATGGAAGAGCAATGGATTGTAGTAGTATGATATAACCCTCCATGGGTCACCCGTTCGAATCGGGTAGGCCGGACCCATTCACCTATCTTCTAGTGGTTAGGAATGTCGGCTGTTAACCGATCAACCAGAGTTCGAATCTCTGTAGGTGAGATTATCTTTTTAAATGTGTTGTTCCATATTTAAAAATATAAATGCAATTAACAGTATATGGGTATTATTTATAAGATAACGAGCCCTTCAAATAAAGTCTACATAGGTCAAACTATAAACACTTTAAAGGCGCGAATTAGACACCATAAACAAAATTCATCAAATTGTACATTACTTAAAAGAGCCATAAATAAATATGGAGATGAAATGGTTTATGAAATATTAGAGACCGTACAAAATGAATTATTGGATGAAAGGGAGATACACTGGATAAAGTATTACAATTCATTGGCACCTAATGGATATAATTGCTCAGCAGGTGGTAACAATAAAAAGGAATTATCCGACTTACTAAAGAATAAAATATCAAATGGTTTAATCAAAAGTAAAATTAACAGGGATGGTTACGCAGGTTTTGTAAAAAAATTATCAAATGGTTATACACCATGTATAACAAATAAAGGTAAAAAGGTATACTTATCTAATGGCGCTTTCAACAATAAAGATGAAGCCATAGAAGTATTGAAAGAGTACACGAAAGATCCAGAAAATTTTATTAAACCAGATGGTACAAATAAAAAAAGAGAAGGATGCGTTTATAAAGTTCTTAATAAATGGGCACTTAAGTACAAAAGAAAATATCTAGGTATATTTGATAGAAAAGAACAAGCCGAAGAACATTTGCGCGCGATTTTGAATAAATAAATATATCATACTATTGTAAAGCCCTCATAGTTCAAAGGTAGAATGTGGATTTAGTATTTTACATAAACAGTCCAAGAAGAGAGATCGATACTCTCTGGGGGCAAACGGGATTCCCGTTAATTTTTAGAATCTCTCCAGGTTGTAAAAATTATACTTTTCTTTTCAGCTGAAACACGTGTTCGACGACGATACTCGCACCCATGAACGTCAAAATCGCATTATCGTATTGAAATCCGTACGCCACGAACACGAAACCCCAGATAAACGCCAGTAGGTCCGTCACGGGCGCCGCCATGTAACTACAGTTCGACTCGGTCGGTAACGATGCCTCCATGATTTGATAATACGCGTACCCAGCGATGGTAGATAGCACCAGAGCAATAGTATGTTTATTCATGTGATAACCCCACATAAAAAAATAACCTCAATATATATAAAATGTCTGGTGGTATTGCCCAACTCGTCGCCGTCGGTGCCCAAGATGCGCATCTTGTCGGCCAGCCCGAAGTCAGCTTCTTCCGCTCTAGCTATCGACGTCACACGAACTTCGCCCAAACTGTGGAGCGCCAAGTGCTCCAGGGCATCCCAACCAATGGTGGTATCTCTACCGTTCGTTTTGAACGCAAGGGTGATCTCCTCGGATACGCGTACATCACGCAACGTACTCCAGCTGCGCTCACCAAGGCGCAATGGGCGAGCAGAATCAAGAAGGTTGAACTCTTGATTGGTGGTCAAGTCATTGATGATCAAACGTCGCATTTCTCACAGTACATCGCGCCAACCATTATGGCCCAAAACACGAGCAAAGGTCCAGACCGCTCTTCCACGAGCACCACTCGATTCTACCCACTTCGATTTTCCTTCTGCGAAAACTGGCAATCGGCGATTCCATTGATCGCCCTCCAATACCACGATGTGGAATTGCGCATCACGTGGGATACGCCAGTGGCCAATGACTACGAAATCCACGCACAATACATTTACTTAGATACCGATGAACGCACGACTCTCGCGTCCATGCCACAAAACATGGTCATCACCCAAACGCAAAAGTCCATCGCGTCGGGTAGTGCCATGCAAGAACTCAACTTCAATCACCCAATCAAGCTCTTGGCGTCATCTAATGTGTTTGACGCCACGTCGCTCGGTATCGCTACGGGTAGCATTAAGCTCCAAATTAACGGTACGGATGTGACGGACTCGAAGCCAACCGTTCCACACTACACGGAAACGTCTCTGTACTATCACACGGCGGCGTCGTCCATCGAAGGTGATGCGGGTAACTACTTCTTGTACCCATTCTGCCTCGAAACCTCCAAATTGCAACCAACCGGTTCTCTTAACTTCAGCCGATTGGATTCCGCGCGTCTCGTGTCTACCGGTGGTTCTTTCACCGCGGGCCAAGACGTGTATGCCGTCAACTACAACATCCTCCGCGTTGAAAACGGTATGGGTGGTTTGATGTACTCGAACTAAATTTATTTACAGGCTAATAACAAATGCTCTGGAAGTATATATTTCTCTTGGCTTTTGTATTCGTACTCACGTACGATCCAAAATCCAGGACACTCGAAAAATTCATAGCTCCCGTGAATCATGAGGAAGCTACTTAAAAAGATTCAACGTTTCTATTACATAAATATGTTGTCTTTCGATCGAGAAACACTCACGATCGTGGCCATCGTCGTCTGCATTGCGGCGACGGTGTACATGTACAAGGAATTCACCAACGCGAAATCCGACATCGAAGGTATCAAAACTTTCTGTAATAAAATCGTTCAAGCGCAACACCAACCACCACCACCACCACGTCAGCAAGTTATCGAAGAGGGAGACGATGATGACGATGAAGAACCAGTCCCCGTAAATAAAATTGCCGACTCAGGGGATAATTAACATCTCCAACGATTATAACTTGCGACATCGCAATGAAAAAATATAAAGCAATCGCAATACCGGTAACATTTACGGGAGACAAACCAAGGTTCCTCACAGTGAGAGATAAGCGCTTTAAGGATTGGATATTCGTGACCGGAGGGTGTCGCCGAAGAGAGATTTTTAATCCGATTCGGTGTGCCCTCCGAGAACTTGAAGAAGAGACTCGTGGTGTGGTCTCTTTAAAACGAGGCGAGTATACGGACTTTAAATTTACAGTAAAGGAGAGTCCCACGGTTGATCTCGAATATAACGTATTCGTGTTTTTCGTGAATTACACGAAACCAGAACAAGTGGAACTTGTAAGGAAATTTAACGATGAAAAACAAAAAACAATAGCAAAAAAGATACAAAAACAACCCATCAAACGCACACATGACGAAAACGATTTCATGTCGTTCGATACACTTCAAGAGTTCAGGGTAAAAAAACAATGGGAACGCATCATGAAGAATATTCTAGAAAACCCAGAATTTTATGCATGTGTTACATCTTTGGATAGAAAATCCTTTGCTATTAAATAATGAAGTCCAAGAACTACATTTTAATGCAAATACATGAACTCCTCGTCGATAGACACTCGTACACACCCAAGAAAGCGAATGCTTTTATTGAAGAACACAAGGAAGACAAAGTGTACGAACTTTTGGTATTGAAAAAGAAACTCGTAGAAGATGAACCACAATATCCAGACGTTTCATATAGACGGACGATGTGGCGAAACTTTGAAGAAGACGAAGAAGATTAAAAGAATAAAACTATGTATTGGTAAGTATGTTCAAGGAGTGGTGTAAGATTCATGGCTTCTTTGAAAAAAACCCCAATCCATCACACGTGCTCATGGACGGTGGAGTCCTATCCGTGCCGTTTGATAGATTGACTGATTTTTATGAAAAATATGTGGAATGTGTGAAAGCAAATGAGAAAATATACGTCGTCGAACAAAAGACGGTTGATGCATATAATTTTTTCGTGGATCTTGATTATAAGGATGACGACTCGTTAACTATAGAGGAAATAAAACGAGTATGCAAGGTCATATGCGATAAAGTGTCTAAATATGGTGGTAAGAATGCACTCGTTTCGGTCGCGAAGCCCAAACCCGTGGGTGACCTCATGAAGACCGGTGTACACATCAATTGGCCCGATTTTCCCGTCAATCGAGATTCTGCCATCGCTCTCAGGGAGCACGTGATTGGCACACTCAATCTCGTGTATGGTTCCAAAGATTGGAATGAAATCGTAGATTTGTCCGTGTATGGAAGTAGCGAAAGAAACACACGTGGGAGTGGGTTCAGAATGCCATTCTCACACAAGTGGGTCACACACAAAGACTGTGGTGGAAAGGGGTGTCATGAATGCAACAATGGAAAGGAGATACAGGGTGAGTATCTCCCCGTTTTCGTTTACAAGCATGGACCACTCGCCATGTTTGAACGAATATCTTCCGAACCAACGGTTGAAATTATGTACATGGCAACACTCCGAGTCGAAGGTGTCGAACCAAACATTATAGAGGGGGCTTCCAATAAGTCCGAAGGCTCTTTTACAGCGGCACAACTCAAGAATGAACTCAAAGACCCAGAAACGTGTGCACTTCTCGAGTCATTCATACGAAAGAATATGGAAGGCCAAGGACATGCACGCATAAAAAATGTATACAAGGAGAAAAACAGTTATCTCGTCGCCACGACCTCGAGGTATTGTGAAAACACAAAAAGAGCACACGGTTCAAATCATGTATGGTTTTACATTTTAGGGGATTCCATTTTTCAAAAGTGTTTCTGTAGATGTGAGACCATGCGCGGACGATTTTATGGATTTTGTAAAGACTTTTCGGGTAGAAAACACCAATTACCACCGACGATAGTCGATAAACTTCAAGTCACAAAGTATAAACCTCCCCCGAAGAGACTTCCAACGCCACCGAAACCAGATGATGTGGTTAAAAATGAGCTCAAGA